AAGAGCATGATTCAGATCTTATAGCAAAAGAAAAAGAAAAACTTAAAGACAGTATTCACGAAGCAGTAGAACATATTAAATCTCTTTCCGAGGGATTAAAAACTTTAAAAGAGAGGAAATATAAATTTCAAAACGTAATATACGATTGTCAAAATAAATTATCTGAAGCTAAATTACAAGAACAAAATAAAAACAATATTACACACCGGGTCGACCAGTTAGATGAGTGGCAAAAAGAACTTAAAAGTGATTTAGAGTCTATTAAATCTACCGAGACTGATTTTGATAAGCTTATTATAGAGACAAAGCAGCGTGTAGATAAGTTAGAAAAGAAAGTAAAGAAGTATAGGAGGGCATTAGCTAAATTAGATATTGTTAAATATGTTGTATCCGAAGAAGGCGTAAAATCATATATTGTAAATAAGCTATTGGAACTTTTAAACAGTAATCTACTGCATTATCTTAAACGACTGGACTCAAATTCAATTTGCATCTTCAATGAATATTTTGAAGAGGAAATTTTAAATGAAAAAAATAAAGTTTGTTCGTATTTTAACTTTTCTGGAGCAGAACGCAAGTCAATTGACTTAGCATGTTTGTTTACCTTTTCAGATATAAGAAGACTACAAGGTGGTGTACAGTATAATATTGCAATTTATGATGAATTATTTGATTCATCTTTTGATGAAAAGGGTATTGAGCTTATTACACGTATCTTACAAGATAGAGTTGAAGAACTAGACGAGTGTTCTATAGTTATTTCCCATCGTAAAGAATCTACTAAAGCAGTGACCGGTGATGTAATATATCTTGAAAAGGAAAATGGTATTACTAAGCGGGTAGATTATATGGAACTTTAAACTATATATATTATGATTGGTGGCTCCCCGTATCCGAACCCGTTTGCATCCCCCACAGGTGTAATTACACCACAAGCTCATAAACCAGTCAACCACGGTCCCCCTCCAGGAGCAGTACCAAGGGAAGCTACCTTACCACGGTATGTAAACTATTGTGCTGATTATTCTGGTTGCGGCCATTGGCGTATATTATGGCCGGAGGCAGTTATTAATGCTCGGGGTGACGGTATGTCACAGTCGACTACTGCCATGGTTACCGACCCTCGATGGTATACAGGAGTTAAAGCTGTTAAAGTTCAAAGACAGGCATCATCACAGCAAAAAGAATTTATAAAATTCTTAAAACAGGTTCAGCAAGAACATGGTTTTAAGATTATATATGAAGTTGATGATGTTGTATTCAGAGAGTGTATACCGGATTATAATAAGTTTAAATTCGCTTTTGACACTGAAGAAGTCAGGTCTAACTGTATTGATATTATTAATTTGGTAGACGAAGTTACAGTAACATGTGACTTTATGAGAAAGCTATATCAAGAAAAGACAGGTCAAGAAAAAATTACCGTAATTCCGAATTTTGTTCCAAATGGATGGATGGGACAACTTTTTAACCCTCGTAAGATTGAACGCGCGTATGAGACCAACAAACGTAAACCCCGGATTTTGTATACAGGTTCCGGAGCTCATTACGATGTTGATAATAAAGTCGGAGGTAAGGATGATATGTTTCAGGTACGAGACTTTATTAGAAAAACAGTTAATAAGTATCAGTGGATCTTTGTCGGAGCCTTTCCACCACAACTACAGGATCTTATTCAGCAAAGAAAAATTGAATTTTATCCATGGCAACCGCTTCTTAAATATCCATATTTTATCGCTAGTCTCGATGCGCAGCTTATGGTTGCACCGTTACAAGCTAATGATTTTAACAAAGCAAAATCAGATATTAAATTTATTGAAGCTTGCGTATTAGGTATACCTTGCTTGTGTCAGAACATAGAGACGTATCATACTGCACCGGCAAATTTAAAATTTGATACAATTGAAGAGTTTGAAGAGAAGATTGAAAGAATATTAAGAAAGAAAAATAAGTATTCTCAAAATATTTATAAGCTCAGGGAAATTGGTCAGAAAAGAATCTTAGAATTAGATCATAATATTGGAGCTCATTTAGAAGCTCTTAACACGTCATATGGTAGTTCAGAAAGAGAATTCTTAAGAGAGTGGAATTAGGAACTTTACTACTATAATAGTAGTAGATGTCATATCGTAATATTGTTTACAACGGTCGCGACCGTTGTGTTAATTTGTTTACCTGGGATAAAGACGGTAAACGTGTAATGCATGAATGTTCTTTTGAGCCATATTTATATCTTGAAAATAACGCAGGTGAAAAAACATCTATTTACGGTACAAAGTTAAAAAAACGTAAATTTAATACAAATTATGACAGGTCACGGTTTATAAGAGAGTCTAACATTAAGCGTGTTTTCGAAAATATGCCACCAGCACAACAATTTTTGATTGATTTGTTTTGGGAGAAAAATGAAGAATCTGAGTTTAGCGCTAATCCGTTAAAAACATGTTTGTTAGATATTGAGACATATTCTCCTGACTCTTTTCCGAATCCAGAAGACCCTGCTCATGTTGTAAATGTTATAACATGTTATGATAACTTCACGAAGAAGTTTCATACATTTGGAATTAAACCTTATACTGGTAAAGGTAGGTCAGATCTAAACTATATTCACTGTAAAGACGAGCGTGAAATGTTTATTAGGTTTATTGAGTATATTGAAAACGACTATCCGGATATATTAAGTGGTTGGAACTCTGAATTCTTTGATATTCCTTATATTGTTAATCGAATTGAACGTATACTCGGTCGAGACTATGTAGACCGGTTATCACCATTAGGCAAAGTACACTTTAGAACTATTAAAGGTAAATTTGGTAGAGACCTTAAAAGATATTATATTGATGGTATTGCATGTTTAGACTATCTTGATGTGTATAGGCGCTTTTGTTTAAAACTTCGTGAGTCATATAAACTTGATGCAATTGGTGAAGTTGAATTAGGGCAACGAAAGGTTGATTATGGTGATACAAATCTTGCAACTTTATCTGATGAAGACTGGGACATGTTTATTGACTATAATATTCAAGATGTTAATCTTCTCGTTAGATTGGAACAAAAACTACAATATGTTCCTTTGTTGAGAATGCTTTCTTATGTTGGTTTAACAACATTAGAAGGAGCGATGGGAACTATTCAAGTTATTAACGGTGCACTTTGTATCAAGGCAAGACACCGTGGTGAAGTTGTCTCCACTTTCTTGAGAAATACGGATACGGGTAAAAACCCAGGCGCGTACGTTGCTGAACCTAAACAAGGATTTAAGAATCATGTTGTATCATTTGATGCTAATTCACTGTATCCGAATGTGATGATATCGCTTAATACTTCACCTGAAACAAAAGTGGGTAGAGTTGAGACAACAACAGATAAAAAAGTTGTTATACAGCATGTTACAGGGAAAGTATTCGAACTTGATAGACCTGCTTTTGTTAGATTTATTAAAGATGAAGAATGTTCATTATCTAAAGCAGGTATCCTCTTTACACAAAAGAAAAAAGGCATCATACCGGAGTTTTTAGAGTATTATTATAATCAACGCGTTAGAATCAAGAAAGATCTCTTTAAAGCTAAAACAAAGCTTAAAAAACTTAAGAAAAATACACCAGAGTATATTGATGCAAAGTACGAGGTTGAGCGTTTACATACTTCACAAATGGTTATTAAGATTTTGATTAATTCGTGTTATGGTTATATGGGTAATAAAAATGCTCCTATTGGAGATGATGATATTGCTTCATCTGTGACATTAACAGGGCAAGCAGTAATTAAATATTCGAATGAATTAATTAAAGATTTTATTAAGAAAGAAATTCCAGACATTACTGATAGAGAGTTAGAGGAATGCATTGTGTATAATGATACCGATTCTTCATATGTGTCAATTACCCCTCTTGTAGATAAGGGATTACAGTTTTTAGATGGTGATGATATACATCAAGATACACATGACAAGATTCAAGAGATTGAAAATTATCTAAATGATGGTGTTCGAAGTTGGGCTAAAAAATCACTGCTATCAAAAGATAACAGATTCATGTTTAAGCGAGAATGTATTGCTGATGTGGGGGTATTTCTCCAGAAAAAAAGATATGTTATGCATATCTTAGATGATGAAGGAATTAAAGAAAATAAATTTAAATATACAGGCGTGGAGGTAGTTCGAACTACTATGCCAAATGCAATTAAACCACACGCTAAGAAGATTATTGAAACAATGCTTAGTACACAGTCGTTAACTAAGACTAATGAAGTATTAAACAAAACTTATGATATCTTCAAGAATCTTAGCCCGGAAGATCTCGCGTTTGTGATGGGTGTTAAGGGGTATGAAAAATATGCTACAGTTTGCAATGAATTTACAACTGTTAAGAGCATGCCCATACATGTTAAGTCTGCTTATTTTTATAATTTATTACTTGAAAAACTAGGTACAGGAAACAAGTACGAAGGTATAGGATCCGGTGATAAGGTTCGTTATATGTATGTTGAAAAACCAAATAAGTACGGCTTAGACAGCATTGGGTTTAAGTATAATTACCCTGGAGAGTTTAAAGATGTATTTAAGGTAGATTATGATAAAATGTTTGAAAAAATTATATTTCAAGGAATAGAACGTTTTTATGATTGTGTTGGCTGGAAAATTAGAAAACCAGCTGAAAACGTACAAGTTGAATTATTTGATCTGTTTAGTAAATAAGATTATGGCATTACAACCCGGCGGATATACTGATAGACCAGAAGATGATAATACTAAAAGAGCCCACCCTGCTTATAATAGAGGTAAAGCTAGAGGTATTTTAGAAACGTTAGCTATTGTAAAAAATATTGTGTCTGGGGAAGATAATGGTTCCGGAACTATTAATTCAGGTGAGATTGAAAAAATTAGGAGAGCGGTTTTTATTATGAGAGAAGCATTAGTACACGCGTCAGATAAATCAACCTATCTATCTAAGCAAGCTAAAGAGGCTTTAGATGAAGCAAAAACAATTGTAGATACTTTAATCTTTCAATAAGAATATAGTTGATTTCATTAGACTAGTAATTAAAATATTATTATGGCAGATACATCAAAGGCAAGTAGCGGCTCAATTAGTACTATCATTGATCATATCGGTAGAACTGTTGTAGGTAAAGTTATTAAAAATACAAAAGATATTATCACATTATATAATCCGGTGATTATTCATGTTCAACCAGATCCACAATCTGGTCAACTTCAAGTTCAATCTTTTCCGTATATTTTTATGGAGTTTCTTAAAGACAAAAATAAAAATAATTGGACATTTACAAAATCTGCGATTAGTACTTCAGATGTTGAACTTGATGAGCGCATCATACAACAGTACGAAAACATCAATAACCCAGCTCCTCCAATTCAAGAAGGTACAAATCAAAACGAGCCTGAAGTTATTAAGTTGTTTGATGACGAAGAAGAGCCAGCAGCTACCGTCTAAATACAACTTAAGTGTATAAATATTTTTACTATGAAACTAACTAGATACAATACACACAACCCAATTACGGAAATCGAAAGAGCCTTTGATGGTTTTTTCAATTTAACGCCTGTTTTCCACCAGCTGGAAGAAGTATATAAAACGGGAGATCAAGTCCGCTTTGCGTCGGATGAAGAAACGCTAAGCGTTCAAATTGATCTCCCAGGAGTCGCGAAAGATGATTTAGATCTTTCTACTGACACTGATCAACGCGAAGTCTATATTAAGGCAAAGCGTAAAGTAAAAGCCCATGACGGGGAAAAGGAACAATCCTATAATAGGTCGTTCTCAGTTGGAAG